CCCTTTTTATGCCTACCTGGCTTTAAAACACGTCCTTTAAGAAATTGAACTGTTCCGTTTTTATGTAATATTCTCCGATTTATTGAACGAACACGCCCCCAATTTGACACTTGATAATATTCGAAATTATCTATACCTCTCCAAATTTCTTTTGCCAATTTACTCATTTTCTTACCCAACAAACACCCCCCATGAATGCCGACAATTCCAGCCGCCTTTTGTGTGAAACACATTAGGATCCAACCCCTGATCTTGGCCGAATCTTTTTCTTAATCTCGTTAATTCACCTTCGATCTGACTTAATGTAAAAAACCCCTTCTTTGCCTGTAGTCTGAAGACTTCTCGATCAAACGACCTTGTAACTTTATCGCGTGGCCCGAAGTACGTATACTTCCTAATACCAGCAGCTTCGTATTTATCACCCGATATAATAGAATCAAATGTTGACATACCTGTGTTGACTTGAGCCTTCAAACGACCTACATGCGTTCCTGGCACTGTATTTAAGAAACTCATGGTATCGCTAAATGATTGTTGGCCTAATGTCATTTGACCCAATCCGTTTACCATCGCTTGCGCTAAATCGTCTCCAATTCCTAGGGCTGTCTGTAGATTAAATCCTTCTAATTGGCTCATTAGTTCAATGTCCAAAGCCGTAAACTCCAACGATACATCCAGCGCCTTAAAAGACTGCTGTAAAAATCCTGTAGTAAATTCATCGTACTGACTTATGAACTGTCTGTTTAAAGTCGTATATCCAGCCCTGTCCAGCATAGCAGAAACATCTTCTAATGCTTGACCGCCTTGAATAGCTTTGAGTATTTCAGATTGATTTAATCCTATCCCTTCTCGAAACGCCGCCACGTAAGCATTCATCTGGCTTATTAGATCGGCCATTATTTCGTCGACAATTGACCCGAATCCGTCCAGGTTATTATCTAAAGATCGCAGCTTCTTAGCTGAAACTTTATTCGCTTTGTTTTGACGAGTAGCCATATTCTTTCCGTATTACTATTGCCAATGGGTACAATCAACCGAAGAATGATGCGTGGCATGCCCGCACTTCCCACAAAAATCAAATGTAGAGTCGTTTTCTTTGATTTTTGCACTTTCTAAAAAGCCATAATTCTTTTTAGTAAAATCTTTCATTTTCTCCTTGACTAACTCAGAGTAGGAGGACTTATTTACTTTGTTTTGTTTGGTTGCCATGTTTGCGGGCTTTAATAAAATTATCTTCAAAACAGTTATCACATGCATATTCATCATACCCCGAATCTCCTACCCAAGCATAACCGAGACCCTTTGTGGTATTACAAAACTTGCAAACATTGCTTTTTATGTTTTCTTCACTTTGTACTGGTGACATTCTGTTAAATCTCCTAAATTAAATGGGACAGAATCAGTTGGGGTTTAAGGGAGGAAGGAGTCGGATTCTGCCCCAGGTTTATTTCCACAATATTGATTTATCATTAATCTTATCATTAAATATTGCACTCAATCCTTGACAAATCACACTTGCTTGATCTATTAAATCCCTTTCGTCTACATGATCTTCTTGGTCAGTTAAAGTATTTTTATAACACAAAGTAAACCTATCTTGTTTAATTTCTCGCCTTGAGCCATCATTATTACCAACACAATTAAAGCTTTCACCATCATCAGATACTACCTGAGCCAATGGAAGACAAGTTTTATATCCTCTTAAGCATTTTTCAGGTAAGTGTATCATGAATAATAAATGGACAATATTATAACTACTATATACGGTAGAATCATAAGATATATACTTCCAAACGTATCATTTATCAATTCTCTAATATTCATTTGACCTATGAGATATCACTCCTCAACCGTTATTCCTTTATCCTTTAACCGATCTTTAATCTTGGCCTCATTGTCAAACCCATTTGTCGGTTTAGTCAAAGCCTGAACGAATTTCTTGTTCGCTTCGATATTTTTCTCTAAGATTTCAATCAATTCCTTTTCTTCTTTGCCTGGGTTTTGAGTTCTAACGACATCAAGTATAGAAATAGCATTCATTCGAACCATTTCCATACGATCTTTCAAATCTAAGCCAGGATCCGTTGCGTCCAGCTCGTCTCCAATGGTTTTGATTAAATTATCGTCCTGAACCAATTTAGGGACTAGTGTCTTAGCAATTTGACGGTTAAGAGTAATACTGCCCAAGTCTGATTTGAATATCTCTATCGCATCCATGATTTCTTCATTGATAGTCTTGATATCGAACTCTTGTGGCCACTTAACACCCAACTCATCGGCTTTCACATCTTTCCCAAGCCATTTCATCGCTAGTTGGGTCAGTTCAATCTCGAACATCTCCATATTCTGAGACTTACGCGCAATATTCTGCTGCGAATCATGAAAATCAAACGCTTTACTAATACCGCTTTCAGCCTGGCCGATCTCAACGCTGGTATCTCTTACCAGGGCCTGCCTATATATTTCCTGAATTAATCTCTGAATAACATCGTTGATGAACTTTGCCGGGTCGACTGGCGGACTTAAATAAGCAGGAGTGAACATGTCTTTATTCATCGGGATAGCGTTTGAGTTACCCAACTCGATTATTTTACCAATACTTTCTTCGTCTAAAACCATTTGAGGAAAACATTGCTTATATAAAAACTCCTGAAGCAAAGATGACATGTTATAGATCTCTCGATTCAAATCGGATATGTCATTTATCGCGCTCAACCCAATAGGCCATTCATAAATAAAACTTCTTTCGTTAAAAGCTACTATTACAGGCACTATTCCTAATTTGTGCTCTTGCCTCTTTAATGATTTCCCATTATCGTTAAATCGCTCCCAATGGGTTTTAGTCCATACTGTAAAAGTCCGATCCTGCTTTTTCTCTTGTTCTTCTTTGGGATCATCAAATTTTACAAGGTCGAAGCTCTCTATCTTAACCCAATCGAACTTATTGTCAGTTACTTGCCAATCGACCAAATTAAATGGCGGAATGATTTTAGCAAATGGTTTCATGCCGGCGGCTTTTCGATCAGCTTCGGTTTTGTTCGTTAAATCCCCCAAAGGCATATCTACTAAAACAGCTTGCCAGCCATAAATCTGGTTAAGCGGTAAAACCTGTTCCAATAGAAAATCGTTTAAGTTAGTCCCTCCACCATCAGCATCTAGTCTAAATTCTACTATGTCTGGGTCTTTAGCCGGTGTCGGTGTGCGATCAACACCTTTTCTTGAAATATGGTTCTTGTAAATGTTAATTATCGTTCTGCAGTAGTTTAAAAAGTACGACCTGGCTATTCTATGAATGAAGTCATCTTGGTTTTCTCTGCCAAATCTATGTAGAAAAGATAAATCTTTGGCTCTCAATAAAATCCTTTTAGGACTCACATCGTTAAATAAATCCCATGAATGGTTTATATACTCATCGCCACCAACATAAGATTTTAAATAAAACCACCAACGATGGGACAGTTTTAAGAAATGATCATGCCGGTGATCTATAAATTGTCTGAATTTACCGTGTGCCATTAGTTTACCCCTAATAGTCTAAAAAGTCTATGAATTATTGAATGAGTTGCAGATTCTCGCTCATCTTCGTCATATCCACGCCAAGCCGCTTGTGCTCTTAATGGAACTAATAAAAGTTCACATATCTCATGAAAGGCAATCTCTCTAATGAGGTCATTTGTTTTATCATGTGTTTGAATTATCTTTTTTGAAAATGTTATTAATACTTTCTTAGCTTGATAATGCGCATTATATTCCGCCATCGCTTCATTGTCATTAGATGTTAATTCCCAGCGATAGGACACTCTCCATTCTCGGAGATTGAATTTATCTATCCAATATTCGCATTCTTCTTTGAATAATTCATAATGTGCTTTTGTTGTTTTCATATCAGGGCTGTTTATATTCTTGTTTTGATTTCGGTGGAAACAATTTAAACTGACTGCGCTCTCTTATCATTCTCTTATTAGCGTCCCGGTAGCAATCTTCATCAATCTCATAACCTTAGTATAAACTTATTCACTGACATAGAGCTTTATCTATTTCATCAGCAATGAAATGACATAACTTTAAAGCTACATCACCAGCCTGTGTTGAATCAAAAACGCCTTTTGGGGTTTCCGACCAGCACATACTCGCGTGCCCTATGTCTTCGTGAATCCTAGTAAATATATGTTCAGGGATTCTTTCGTTTAATGCTTTCATCGATTCACCATCCTTACTTGAGTTGACAACATCTAAAACCCTTTTATCCTCAATGCACCACTTAATTGTAATCTAGTCTTTTTAGCTCCCACAAAAGCATGCCTAAGCATATCTGCCGTATGATCTGTATCGTTCTTCACTAAGTCTTCCACAATAATTTTTGAATGAACCTGCTGCGGCAAAAACTCCTCTAATGCCGGACATTGGCCTTTAAAATATCTAAATTGCGGTTGTAATTCCATATAGCCATCCTCAGTCATTCGATAAGCCAACATTTCCTTAACCACTCGCCATCCGTTTACTCGATCTTGATTTGATACTCTTTTTAGTTTTAATCCATACGTTTTAAATATATCCGCCGGTGAATCGACTTTTCTTTCGTCTAGTCTAGTCTTCGTCCACATATCAGGTGGAGCCTTAATATCTAAATCTTCAGGTCTTAATTTAATAAATTCACAGTTATTAATCAAGTTATAAATATTCTGGGCGTGATATTGACCTAATCCAGCTTGATAATATTCACATAGTTGATAGATATTATTAGTGATTTCATCTTTTGTAAATATCCCAAAACTTGTGGGGTTTTCAGTGCCGTAATCTATCGCTCCCCACACTTCCCAATTGCTAGGAATCTCAAAAGGCTCTATGCTATGTATGTTTTCACTAAAATCAAAGAACTGTCCAGAAAACACCGACCAGTCCCCATCAAGCCAAGCTGCTTTCCTTACTGGGTCTTTAATGCTGAGTAACAAAGCAATATACGCAGGGTCTAGCTCTTCTATCAGCGGATTGTCTTTTATAGTGGCGAATATAAAAACCCTTGATCTCTCAACTG